GCCCACCGTGGTCTGCAGCTGCGCCGCGTCCCAGTCAAGGGCAACGCCAAGGGCCGCATCGACCATCGCACGGGTGACACCTTTATACGTGTCCAGATCGATGACAACGCGGCCTGCTGGGATAACAGCCCCCAGATTCTCGGCCCGTGCCAGCTGTTCTGGGGTGCAAACGACAGTGTGCCAGTCTTGTCCGCGTGGGATTGCCGGGTGCTTTTTCCACTTCTGTTTTTCGCTGTCGTAGACCTTGTGAACCGGGAAGAGCTGCATTTTAGTGGTCACCGGCTGGCTCCTTGCAGATATCAACGGCGCGGAACGTGCCGCCCGTGAGCGCCTCGATTTCGATAGCCCTCTGGGGCGGAATGCGGCCCTCCTTGATCCACTGCGAGACTGCCGACGGCGCAACGCCAAGGGCCGTGGCCGTAGCGGTGGTGCCCCCGAGGTGCGTTATTATTTCGCGTATCATATTGTCCTTCCTGTTGACGTGGAGGTGAAGCGTAGCTTAATATCACGGTTCAATACAACACCCAAAACAGGAAAATTAAAATGCTAGAGACCCAACTTGCCGAACTCACGGCACAGATCGCAGCGCTGGTGGAGGTGCTCAAAACCAACGCCCAGCCGCGACCGATTAGGCAGATGCGTCAGGCCGAAGCGCCTATCCCCGCCGTGCCAGAACCAGAACTAGAACCGGAACCGGAACTAGAGATAGAAGTAGAACCTGAACCGGAACCGGAACCAGAAAAGCCCATCCCAGCTAAACCCAAGCCCGACGACGAGGTCTCCATTGCCATGCTGCAGGATGTGTGCATGACCATCACACGCCCAGACCCCAACCGGAAACCCGAGGTGGTGGCGATAATCTCCAGCTTCGGGGGCGCACTGAAAATACAGGACGTGCCGGTGGCTGACCGTAAGGCGCTTCTCGAGAGGCTGAAACTACTATGACCACACACGCAAAACTTAGCGCCTCCGGCGCACACCGTTGGCTGGCTTGCCCCGGCAGCGTAAAGGCCGAGGACGGAATACCCGACACCACCAGTACGTTTGCGCAGGAGGGCACCGCCGCGCATGAGCTGGGGGAGATCTCGCTGGTGGGCGGTACGGACTGCTCGGACATGATCGGCACGCGACTGCTGGAGAACGACGCCTACAGCGTGACGCCTGAGATGGCCGACGCGGTGCAGGTGTACGTGGATGTCGTGCGGTATCTGGGCGGGGAGCAGATGTATGAGGAGCGCGTGGATTTCAGCGAGTGGGTGCCGGATGGGTTTGGGACCTCCGACGCGATTGTGCTCAACCAGACCAAGATGAGCGTGATCGATCTCAAGTACGGCAAAGGCCACCGGGTGGAGGCGCAGGACAACGCACAGGGAATCCTGTACGCGCTGGGGGCCTACGCCGCATACGGTTATCTGTACGACATCCAGACGGTCGAGATCATCATCGTGCAGCCCCGGCTGGATCACATCAGTGTGTGGGAGCTGTCGATTGAGGACCTGCTCAAAAAGGGCGAGTGGATAAGCCAGAGGGCCGAGATGACGCAGGACGAGCACGCCCAGCGCGTACCCGGTGAGCCCCAGTGCCAGTGGTGCAAGGCCAAAGCAAACTGCGGCGCACTGCAGAAGTTCACCCATGACGTGATCGCGACCGACTTTGACAATCTGGACAAGCTCAGTAACCCGGACACGCTGACCGACGAAGAGCTACGCGCTGCGCTGGACGCCAAGAAGTTGGTAGTCAGTTGGCTCGACGCGGTGGAGACTGTGGTGACGCAGCGACTGGCGGTGGGTGAGGATTTTGATGGGTACAAAATGGTGGCTGGGCGCAGCTCACGTAACTGGAACGATGAGTTACAAGCAGCGACCGTACTTGAGTCAGCACTGGGCGTTAAGGCGTGGGAGCGTAAGCTGACGTCCCCTGCCAAGGCGGAGAAGCTGCTGGCCAAGAGTCAGCTGGGGCTGATCGAATCACTGATCAGCAGCAAGGAGGGTCGCCCAACGCTGGCGCGGGAGAGCGATCCACGACCAGCGGTAGGCGCAACGGCGATGGACTTTGATGTCGTCCATCAGGACGATTGACAGGAAGTCAAGATTTAAGCTAGGCTTAATAAGTGTGTAACAACACTAAACTAAAACGCTAAAATTAAACTAAGGAAACAAAAAATGACGATTAAAATGGCAAGTGTACGACTGTCCTTCCCCAGCCTGTTCAACATGGCCACGTTTGGCGGTGAGAGCACCGGCAAATACGAAGCTACTTTTATCTTAGATAAAAAAGAACATGCAGCCACCATCAAAGAGCTGCAGGCGGCGATTGAAAAATTGTCTAAGGACGAACTCAAAGGCAAGGTGCCCTCTGACAAGCTCTGCTTGAAAGACGGTGATGAGACCGAGCGTGCAGAGTTTGCGGGGAAGTACACGATCAAAGCGAGTACCAAGAAGCGCCCTCTTGTGATCAACCGCAACAAGGCCCCGATCACAGACGGTGACAACATCGTTTACGCAGGGTGCTACGTCAACGGGATCATTAGCTTGTGGGCGCAGAACAACCAGTACGGTAAGCGCATTAACGCGCAGCTCGATGGGGTCCAGTTCGTGCGTGACGGCGATCCGTTCGGCGATGGGGCGGTAGGCGTAGATGCGTTTGACGTGTTCGGCGTAGACGACGAAGACTTTTAAATTGATGTGATTAAACGTGCCGCTGATGGGTAACTGTCAGCGGTATTTTTATATTCAATTTTTAAAAGGCATTGTCTTGATAATTATCGACACCGAAGTTTACAAAGACTATTTTTTACTGTGCATTCTTGAACTGTCAACGGGTAAGACCCGTCGATTTGAGATGTATGAGGGTAAGACGTTTGCGGTGGCTGACGTTAAAAACCTCATGCAGCGCTACACCACGGTTTCGTTCAACGGCAACAACTTTGATTTACCCATCATCACCGCAGCCCTTGCGGGCAAATCATGTGCGCAGCTCAAAGAGATATGCGATGAGATCATCACCTCGCACGTTCCGGGCTGGCAGATCTACGACAAGCACGGCTTGGACAGATCGACGTTATGGGACCACATCGACATTATCGATGTAGCACCCGGCTCAGGCAGCCTCAAGATCTACGGCGGCAGGCTGCACACTCCTATGCTGCAGGATCTCCCGATCAAGCCTGAGTCGAGCATCACCCCGGCCATGCGCAAGCAGCTGCGCGACTACTGCGTAAACGATCTGGTGATGACCGCTGCGCTGTACGAGTACCTCAAGCCGACGATAGAGCTACGGGTGCAGATGTCGAAAGAGTACGGTATGGACCTGCGCAGTAAGTCGGACGCGCAGATCGCTGAGACCATCATCAAATTTGAGCTGAATAAGCGCACCAGTAAGACTTACCGACCGCCGGTTCTAAAAGACTACAGCTTCGTGTACAAAGATCCAAAAATTATAAAATTTACCAGCAAACAACTGACGGACGTGTACAGCCGAATCCGAAAGGACAAGTTTACCCTCGGCGGAAGTGGCAGCGTTGTGATGCTGGAGTGGCTGCGCGATGAGTGCATCGTGATTGGCTCTACCGAATACCGCATGGGGATCGGCGGGTTGCACAGCTGCGAGAAGTCGCAGTACATCGCGGCAGGTGAAGACGAGCTGCTGTCAGACTTCGACGTGGCGTCGTACTACCCCAATATTATTCTGCAACAGAATTTGGCACCGGACTCGTTGGGTAAACCCTTCCTCGATGTGTACCAAACGATCCTTGATCGACGCATCAAAGCCAAACGTGCTGGCGACAAGGTCACAGCAGAGACATTAAAGATCGCCGTCAACGGCTCATTCGGCAAATTAGGCAGCAAATACTCTGCGCTGTATGCACCGGAGATTTTGATCCAGACGACCATCACCGGGCAGCTCGCGCTGCTGATGTTGATCGAGCGGTTTGAATTGGCGGGTGGGCGCGTGGTGAGTGCGAATACCGATGGGGTCGTCGTGCTGTACCACAAAGACTTAGAGCAGACGATGGCGCAGATTGCGTGGGACTGGATGCTGGACACCAGCTTCCAGCTTGAGGAGTCCCGCTACAGCGCACTGGCCAGTCGGGACGTGAACAACTACGTCGCCATCAAACTGGACGGGTCAGTGAAGTGCAAAGGCGTGTTCGCCGCTGGCGGTCTAGCAAAGAACCCTGATCGCGAAATCATTTACGATGCGGTGGCGCAGCATATTGCAAAAGGCACCGCGATTGAAACAACGATACGTGCCTGCACGGACATTAAAAAGTTTCTGGTCCTGCGCAAGGTCAACGGCGGTGCTGTGTGGCGAGGCATTTACTTGGGTCGAGCCGTGCGGTTTTATCTATCGACATCGATCCCTATCGACGAGTGCATACACTACAGCACCAACAGTAACCGTGTTCAAAAATCCGCCGGTGCCATGCCGCTGA